CCAACTGATGATGGTCAAATAAAAACCTTTCAAGAGAACGCACACAAACTTGGATTGAGTACAGATCAAGCTCAAGGTATTTTAGATTACTATAAAAACCTTACAGAGAGTTCTGCTAAACAACAACAAGTTGATCTTGAAACATCACAAACACAATCTCAACAACTTCTAAAAGAAGAATGGGGTAAGAACTATGACGCAAATCTAAAAAGAGCTGCGGGAGTTGCAAAAGCAAATCTATCGCCAGAGGTTTTAGATTTACAAATGCGAGATGGTTCAAGGTTAGGTGATAATGTTGATGTGATAAAAGGCTTTGCAAAGATTGCAAATCTACTATCTGAAGATAAAATAGTTGCTACAGATAGCGAAACTCAAATGCCTAACAAAGATATTGAGACAGAAATATCACAAATCATTAATAATAAACAAGGACCATACTGGAATAAAGGTCATCCAGAGCATGATAAAACAGTTCAACAGGTCTTAACTTTAAGGGAAATGTTAGATGGATCATCTAAATGATATTGAATTAAGGTTAGAATGTGTACGATTGGTAAAGGAGTTTGGTACTGAAAATCAGAAACGAAACCCCTTGCCAATCGCTGACGAATATTATAAATGGATAACTAGAGGTAAGAAAACTCGCAAGAGCCTACCTGACAGCAAGGAAAAGACTGCGGTCTAAAAGACTTTAAATCCAAGAGATGCCTGTTTTTTTAACAGAGAACCTTTCTGCTTAACATTAATAATAACAATGGGAGACAAATATGTCATCACAAATAACTACAGCATTTGTGCAGCAGTATTCTGCTAATATTCAAATGTTGTCTCAACAAATGGGATCGTTATTGAGAGACAAAGTTCGTCTTGAAAGTATTAATGGCAAGAACGCTTTTATGGATCAAGTGGGAAGCGTAACGGCTGTTAAGAGAACAAGCAGACACTCGGACACTCCACAAATAGATACACCTCACGCAAGAAGAAGAGTATCTTTAGTGGATTATGAGTTCGCTGACTTGATCGATGAACAAGACAAAGTAAGGCTCTTAATCGACCCGACATCTTCTTATGCTCAAGCTGCTGCTATGGCAATGGGTAGAGCTATGGATGATGAAATAATCAGTGCTGCTTTAGGTACAGCGTTCACTGGTGAGACTGGTTCAACTTCAACTGCATTACCTGCTGGTCAGAAAATTGTAGAAAGTGGAACTGATGGTCTAACAATAGCAAAATTAAGAACTGCAAAAGAAAAGTTCGATTTAGCTAGTGTTGACCCGTCTATACCAAGACACATCGTTGTATCACCTAAACAGATTACTGATCTTTTAGGAACAACTGAAGTAACAAGTTCAGATTTCAACACAGTCAAAGCATTGGCTAATGGAGAGATCAACTCGTTTCTTGGTTTTAACTTTATCGTAAGCAACAGACTTTCTATTGCTTCTTCAAAAAGAAAATGTATTGCATTTGCTCAAGATGGTATTTCTTTAGCTATCGGAAAAGATGTAATGGCTCGTATTGATGAAAGATCAGACAAAGGGTACGCAACGCAAGTGTACTACTGTGCATCTTTTGGAAGTACAAGAATGGAAGAAGAAAAAGTAGTAGAAGTACAAGCTCACGAAGCGTAATAGAAGGAGGATAATTATATGGCAAATTCAGTACAAAGAGCTAAAATAGTTAGTACACCTTCTGAAATGATTAAGACAAATGAACTAACTGGTAGAGTTAGAGTTGCATTTGCAGAGTATGAAGCAAGTGCAGAGCAATCTACTATAACAATGTTCTCTATACCAAATGGAGCAAGATTGTTATCAGGTTCAGTTGCTTATGACGCTTTAGGTGGAAGTACAACTATTTCTGTAGGCTACGCTGAACACACAAAATCAGATGGAACAACTGAAGCGGCTGATGTAGATCAGTACAAAGCTGCTGCGGCTTCTACATCTGCTGAAAGTGTTGCGGTGTTAGATACTATAGCATTAGACAAAAATGCAGTAACAGATGCTGACAAAGATGGTGTTCCGGTTACAGTTACATTAGCAGGTGCTAATGGAACAGGAACTATTCAGTTGCAAATGTTATATGTAATTGACTAATCAATAATATTGAGGGGGAGAAATCCCCCTCTTTTCAAAACAATGACAATAGCTAGATTTGATCCAAGGCTTATCGATTTATACAAAGAGCCTAGACTTTTGTTGCATTTTCAATGGGGAAGGGATAATAAAATTTATAGATATGCTTTAGTTGAAAAAATTGATATAACAAATATCAACGATTTAACTAAACAAAAGAAAGATGAAGTAAGTCTTTCTGAAGAGGACATTTGGAAAAAGTATGGCATCAGTAGTAGATATTTGTAACGGAGCATTAAATCAGTTAGGAGCATCAACAATATTAACTCTTACAGAAGATAGTAAGAACGCAAGACTTTTAAATGCTAGATATACACAGGTTAGAGATAGTTTATTTAGAAATCATCCATGGAATTGTTTGCAGAAAAGAGTAGAACTTGCAGCAGATACTGCAACACCAGCATGGGGATTTTCATCACAATTTACATTACCAACTGATTGTTTAAGATTATTAAGAATATTAGATTATGATAGCGATCACAAAGTAGAAGGTCGTAAGATATTAACAGACGCTTCAAGCATGAAGATATTATATGTTGCTAGAATTACTGATCCAAACGAATACGATGAATTATTAAGAGAAACTTTATCAGCAGCTTTAGCAGCAGACATAGCTTATGCTATTACATCATCAAATCCTGTAGCTGTAAATATGTATAATCTTTACAAAGAGAAACTAAAAGAAGCTAGATTTGTTGATGCAACAGAAGGTCAAAATATAGAACAAGAAGAGGGTATGGCGGATGTTATCGATGCTGGAACATTTATTAACTCAAGGTATTAAATTATGGCAAGAGTATCGGTACAGCTCACAAACTTTACAGCAGGAGAATTATCACCTCGTTTAGATGGTCGTAATGATTTATCTAAATATCCTTCTGGATGTAAAACTTTAGAAAATTTTATTGTCTATCCACATGGTAGTGCAGCAAGAAGATCAGGTACACAATTTATATCAGAAGTAAAAACAAGTGCTAACAAAACAAGATTAGTTCCTTTTGAATTTTCAACAACACAAACTTATATATTAGAATTTGGTAATCAATATATCAGGATATACAAAGACAAAGGTCAAGTACAAAATGGTGGTAGTGCAGTAGAAATTGCTACACCTTATTTAACAGCAGAGTTGTTTGATATTAAGTTCGCACAATCTGCCGATGTAATGTATATAGTTCATCCTAATCACGCTGCACGAAAGCTATCAAGAACATCTCACATAAATTGGACTTTGACACAAATAGATTTTACCAAAGGTCCAATGCAAGACCCTAATACTACAACGACAACTTTAAATCCCGGACAAACCGCAGTCGGGACAGGTGTATCGTTAGTAGCTTCTGCAACAACAGGAATAAATGGTGGAGTAGGTTTTGCATCTACAGATGTAGGAAGATTTGTTTTTCTGCATGGTGGTTATGCAAAGATAACAGGATTTACCAATACTACGAATGTAACAATAGAAATATTAACAACTCTCTCTGCATCAACTGCTACAGAAAATTGGAGACTTGGAGCTTTTTCAGATACTACCGGTCATCCTTCTACTGTAACCTTCTTTGAACAGCGTTTAGTATTTGCTGGAACTACCGAACAACCTCAAACAGTTTTCTTTTCTAAATCTGGTGATTATGAAAACATGGATGCTAATATTGGTGGAACGATAGCAGATAGTGATGCAATTATTTACACTATCGCATCAAACCAAGTTAATGCTATTCGTTTCATGACTGCAACAAGAACATTAATTATTGGAACAGCAGGTGGCGAGTTCTCTGTATCAGGTGGAGGATCAGATGTTGCAATAACTCCAACAAATATTTTAATTAAAAAACAATCCAACCATGGAGCTGCAAACCTTGATGCTTTAGCTGTAGGTAATGTTACTTTGTTTATGCAAAGAGCTAGAAGAAAAATGAGAGAACTTGCATATAACTTTGATGTTGATGGTTATATTGCTCCTGACATGACTATACTTGCTGAACATATTACTGAAGGTGGAATAACTCAAATGGCTTATCAACAAGAACCTAATCAAATTATTTGGTTAGTTCGTGGTGATGGTGAGCTTGTTGGATTTACTTATCAAAGAGAGCAACAAGTTACAGCTTGGCATAGACATATATTTGGTGGAGCTTTTGGTTCAGGAAAAGCTGTTTGTGAAAGTGTTGCTGTTATTCCAACAGACGATACTGAATACGAAGTATATGTAATTATAAAAAGAACTATTAATGGTGCAACAAAAAGATACATAGAAGTTTTAAATACATTTGATTTCACTAATACAGATAACACTACATTTAATTTTTTAGATAGCCAGTTAGATTATAATGGATCAGCAACAACAACTATCTCTGGTTTATCTCACCTTGAAGGACAAACAGTTTCTATACTTGCTGACGGAGCTACTCATGCAGACAAAGTAGTCAGCTCTGGTTCTATAACTTTAGATCGTTCATCAACAAAAGTAAAAGTAGGACTTTCATATACATCTTTATTACAAACTATGAGAATAGATGCTGGAGCAAGAGATGGAACTTCTCAATCTAAAACAAAAAGAATATATGAAATAACTATAAGATTATTTGAAAGTGTTGGTGTAGAAGTAGGACCAGACTTAAATAATTTAGAAAGAATACCATTTAGATCATCTGCAAATGCCATGAACCAAGGTATAACACCATTTACAGGTGATAAAGAGGTGGAGTTTAGAGGAAACTACGAAACTGATGGTTTTGTGTTTGTAAGACAAACTCAACCTTTACCTTTAACCATTTTATCGTTATACCCAAGGCTAGTAACCAATGACGGATAAAACACTACATATAGTACCCTACATATCAGATCATGGTAGATTGATTATGCAAAGCCAAATGAACCATGTATTGATGCAAAA